AAGGCGTTACTGAGCAAAAAGTATTTAATTACCTATTACAGGCGTTGGAAACGGAAATAAATTACGGTAAGATGCGGGAAGTAATAGATAAATTAGAAAGTAGAAGTTCGAAATTAATATTATATACATACGATGCATTTCTAATAGATATGCATCCAGATGATAGAGATGTGGTAATTAGTGAATTGGTAGATATATTAGAAAGAGGCGATTTCCCAGTTAGAATATTTGAGGGCATGAATTACCATAGTTTGAATAAATTATCCTAAATTCATATATATAGTTATATACGATATTAAATTAAATAATAGTTTTAAGATTATGAAACCAGATTTTGACAAAATTTTATTAGACTTAAGTTACAGAATTCCAACAGGTATAGTAGATTTAACGAACCGAACTCATATAAATGAACTTGTAATCATTTTAGAGGAAAATGGTATTTATAATCCCGAAGCAATCCGTTATTTGATGGAGAAAGCCACTAACGATTCCGGTGAAACGTTTACAGCAACTAAAAAAGATACAGGCGAAACGGTTGCTTTTAAATCAAAAGCTGCAAAAGATGCTGCAATTAAAAGTGGAACTCATATAGAGCCATCTAAATCCGATAAGGAATCGGAACAACCATCAGCTCAAAAGTTAAGTGCTACTGATTTTAAAACATCAGCTGAAAAAAACGTAGAAAAGCAGACACAGCAAACACCGCAAACATCTACACCTCCTTCACAGGGAGAACCGAAATCTGATTTTTCAAATTTAGAAACTTCAAATAAAAAATCATTGGATTCGTTTGTTAAAAGTGGATTTGCAAAATCATCAGGAGCACCTGGTTCACCTGGTTCAATGTTAAATGAAATTATATCAATCACATCTACTATTGATGTACTTAACTCTAAGCGAGATTTTGACTATGATTCCGAATTAACATCTAATATTGAAAAATTAAAAGATACAGAATTAGCTAAAGAAAACGATAGTGATAACCCTGCAAGTGGTGTTAAAAAATCAGAAGCAGCCGCAGTTGCTAAACAATATGGTGTATCAATTGGCGTTGCATCTAAAGTAATAATTGCAACAAGAGCAGCCGGAAGTAAATGTAATCATATAAAAAAGGCAATAATAGAAAAAAATGGTATCGAAAACGCAACATCTATTCCATTTTTCGGCGATGCTACGGGTTTAAAAGCTCAAGAAAATGCCGTAAATTCTACTAAAGGTAGATTATTATTGGCAAACACAGAAATTTCAAAAGAAGAAGCAATTAAAATTATCAGAAATAGTGGCGGTGGTGATAATCCATCGGACACTGCTATATTTATTTTAAATAAAGATACTGGCGACTTACATATGACATTTTATTCGGATAAAGATAATGTAAATGCAATTGTTGCCCAATCAACTATAACAGCGGAAGCGGCATTTAAAACAAAACAGATTGATGATATTGTTGCAAAAGGTCAAATGACACCGGAACAAGGTAAATCGGTTAAAAATATAATAAATAGTGCTATAACTGATTATCAAAAATTAGAAACTGATTTGGATAAAGTTGTCAATGAACCAATTATACATTTACAAAATATAGAACCTAATACTTTAATAGCATTAGCAAAAACATTATCAACGGGTGCATTTCCTGACAAATATTGGAAGGGAGATGGTAAGAGTATAAAGGGAGTTGTTGAATTTATGAGTAAATCAAAAAAACATATGGCATACCTGCCAGAAGGACATTCCACCCCACCTACTGATGTAGACATGATGAAGGGATTTGTTAATTATGCATCAGACACAAATAATACTTTAACAAAAACAGAACAAAGAGTTATATCCGATTTATCAAATAAAACAGATGGCCCTAAGCTGGGTGCTAAATTGGGTGAAATTAGAAAAAGAACAGTCCAAACTGATTTAAATTTGATTAAAAAATTGGATGAACAAACTGTAAATATAAATGGAAAAAATATCGGTGTTGGAACTTTATTAGAAGCAGAATCGGTAGCTGAAAAATTACATCTTAATATTATGTTTGGAGGTAGTGGGGTATACAGAGACCCGGATGCATTTTATCAAGAAAGCGGAGGTGTTGCCGTTAATAAATCCACTATGCAAAAATGTTTTCCATTTAACGATAAAAATGATTTGGTTTCACATTTTGAAGTAGGAGAAGAACGGGAAACTACTAAAAGAGGCGAAACAACTATAACAGGTGGTTCTAAAATAGTATATGCTATATCAAAAAATGGCCAGAGATACCCAATAGGAGAAAAAATACAACGTTCTAAAAGTGGTGTTTTGGGTAAATTGCAGACTGTTTACAAATATCATACAGATGTTCAGAATTGTTTTACTAAAAATGGCTAGTAATAAAATCGCTTTTGTTTTGCAATTTATATATATGTTAGATAATAATAATAATATATAATAAATGAACACACAATTACTATGTTTATTCACATATAAAAACGAATTGGATACATCATTAGAATTTATAACGAAAAATTATATTCTAATTAATCCAAACATATTTATTTTAGCGAATAAACTGAATGATTCCGAATTTTATATAACATATAATGTGGAAAGAGGGTCTACGCCGATTGATTCAAACTGGAAAACTATATTGGTTCATAGAAAAAAACAATCAAATACCATATATACGATAAATGCACTAAATACTATTATTAAGCATAAAACGGGAGGTCAATTGGATAATACCTATCAATTAGATTGGGATGAATATAGAAACTCTATTTTGATTACATCGAATCAAAGTTATAAAAAAATACCTACAAAAGTTCATAAAAATATAATTGTATCCGATTTGGATATAAATAGTTTTTAATTTGGAAATTACAAATTAATGTTGTATATTCGTATAAGAGAATCACTATATAATATTACGTTATGGACAATACTAATACTACCGATGCAATTACATATTGCGAAGATTTATATCCGCAAACAACGGATGAGTTTAAAGCCATCTTAGAAGAGATGTATCTTACTTTTTGCAAAAAGCAAAGAAACTATGGACCTGGCAACATTTCAGTAGGAACTCAGCTACAAACCAACGAAGATATTAAATTATCGTTAACAGGATTGTGGTTTAGACAAAATGATAAAATCAACAGATTAAAGCAATTGGTTGTAATGGGGCAACCAGATGAAGTTGGAGAATCAGTCGATGATACCTACCAAGACCTTGCCATATATTCCGTAATTGCTCAATTAGTGAGTAGAGGCAAATGGGCAAAATAATAAAAAGTTTGTCTCAAAAATAAACTAATCTTTTTACAGAAATAATTTGGAAATTACAAAAAAAATTCCGATATTTGTGTATCGAAATGATAGAGAGGTTATATATACCACTTGAACATTAAAACAATCTTTAATTTTAAAACAAAAACAATGGACATTTCATTAGCATTGAAGCGATTCAATTCGCTTCAAAACACTTCCAAAAAATCAGATTCACTCTGGAAGCCAACACCGGGAAAACATCAAATTAGATTAGTTCCCTACAAGTTCAACAAAGATATTCCTTTCATCGAACTTTTCTTTCACTACAACATTAACAACAAAACGTATCTATCTCCAATTTCTTTTGGTAGACCCGATCCTATTGTTGAATTTGCCGAAAAACTTAAAAGAACGGGCGATACCGATGATTGGAAAGCAGGTAAGAAGATGGAGCCAAAATTAAGAACATTTGCACCTATAATTGTTAGAGGTAAAGAAAATGAGGGTGTTAAGTTTTGGGGATTTGGTAAGACAGTTTATCAGGATATATTAGGTTATATCGCCGATCCGGATTACGGAGATATTACTGACCCAATTAGTGGTAGAGATATTGTATTAGAGATACAATCTGCAGAAGAATCTAATGCAGCTTATCCAACTACAACAATTCGTGTTAAGCCATCGCAATCAAAGATTTCAGAAACAGCAGATGGTATTGCTAATATTTTAGATAATCAGAAAGATATTATAGAATTGTATTCCGAACTATCTTATGCAGAATTGAAGGGAGTATTGGAGAATTGGTTAAATCCATCCGCTGTAAATCCCGCAGATGATATAGTTGAACAGTTGGAAGCACCCAAACCGGTAAATAAACCAACCAACACTGCACCAATTAATTCGGTAAAATCTAATCAAGTTAATGATTTACCATGGGAATCTGAATCTTCTACAGAAACAGCATCCGCAAAGAGTGATGTAGCATCCGCATTTGATGATTTATTTAATTCATAATATTGCCATATCTTTATAGACATATTAGAATTGATAAAAATGAACCATTTTATGTTGGGATTGGTAGTGATACAGATTACCGAAGAGCTAATATTGTAAATGGTAGAAATATATTTTGGAAAAGAATTGCTAATAAAACAAAATATGAAATTGAAATTATGTTAGATAATTTGTCGTGGGAAGAGGCTTGTAAAAAAGAAATGGAGTTTATTAAACTTTATGGTAGAACCGATTTGGGATTGGGAACACTAACAAACTTAACAAATGGTGGCGAAGGACAGCTAAATCCATCAGTTGAAACCAGAATTAAATTACAATACATCAAAAGTAAAGAACATAGAGAAAAATTAAGCAAAGCCAAAATTGGAAATAAACACCCATTTTATAATAAAACTAGAGAAACGCATAAAAATTGGATGATTGAAAATCACCCTAATAAGAAACCAATATTTCAATATGATTTGGAAAATAATTTAATAAAGGAATGGGGTTCGTCGCGTGAAGCTTACAATGCATTGGGAATCAAAAACATATCAGCTTGTTGTAGAGAAAAACGAAAAACAGCTGGCGGTTATATTTGGAAATTTATAAAATAAAAAAATGGCTAAAAGAGAAGATGATTTAGCAAGTGTTCTTGCTGATTCATTAAATAAACAAAATAAGGATGGTAAGATTGCATATTTCTTAAATGATGATGGTGGCGATGCTCCAACTAATGTTAAGGATTGGCTATCTACTGGAAATGCAATGTTAGATGTTGCAATATCCAACCGACCTTATGGTGGATTACCTGTCGGCCGCATTAGTGAGATTACGGGATTAGAGCAGAGTGGGAAATCTCTGCTCTCAGCCCATCTCCTAGCTGAAACACAGAAAAAAGGTGGTGTAGCAGTTCTAATAGATACGGAAACCGCAGTAAGTAGAGAATTTTTAGAGGCAATCGGAGTAGATATATCGAAACTACTTTATGTATCAGTTGATACCGTTGAGGGTATATTTGAAGCATGCGAAACGATTATTGAGAAAGTTAGAACCGGTGATAAGACCAGATTGGTTACAATTGTAGTCGATTCTGTAGCAGCAGCATCATCTAAAAAGGAGATGGAAGCCGATTACGACAAGGATGGTTACGCAACTGATAAGGCAATTATTATTAGTAAAGCTATGAGAAAGATTACTAATATGATTGGCAGACAATCCATTGCATTAGTATTCACAAATCAGTTAAGACAGAAGATGAATGCAATGTTTGGAGACCCGTGGACAACTTCTGGCGGTAAAGCTCTCGCATTCCATTCTTCGGTTAGATTAAGATTGAAGAGTATGGGTCAGTTGAAAGTTGGAGATAGAATTGTAGGGATTAAAGTAAGAACACAGGTTATTAAAAACCGAATGGGTCCACCACTAAGACACGCTGATTTCGATATCTTCTTTGATAGGGGTATTGATAATTTTGGAGGATGGTTAGCCGTAATGAAAGATGCTAAAATCTTAAAGCAGGCAGGAGCTTGGTATGAATATACCGATGTGGACTCAGGTGAAGTTAAAAAATTCCAATCAAAAGATTTCCAAAAAATGTTAGATACGGATGATGATCTGAAAGACCAAATATATCGTAGAATCTGTGAAGCAACTATATTACAATACAAAACAAATTCGAATTCTAATTCCGAAGATGTTGAGGTAACAACGGACATAGGCAATGAGTCAGATTAAGAAAAAATATTTAGATATATTAAAGCAAATCGATGAAGAGCATAAAGGATTTGGAAACTTACATAGAAATTCAAAAACTTTGGTTATAGATGGGCTTAATACATTTATAAGGTCTTGGTCAACCGCTCCTAATTTAAATGATAATGGCGACCATATTGGTGGCATAGTCGGTACTTTAAAAAGTATAGGCTATGCCATACGTTTAATAAATCCGACTCGAGTTGTAGTAGTGTTCGATGGTAAAGGAGGTTCAAACAGTAGAAAGGAAATATATGATGGATATAAATCCGAAAGAGGTAAGAATAAAATCAAAATGCGATTAAATCGAGCCGCTACCGTTGAAATGAATCCTGAAGAAGAAAGCGCATCTATGAAACGTCAAATGACAGGATTAGGAGAACTTCTATCCGCTTTACCGGTGACCATTATGATTTACGATGGAATCGAAG